GGTAACTTAACACCAAAAGGTTGGAAAGCTGTTTTGATTCCATATTGTTCTGCAAGTTTTTGTTCTCTTTCGTGTTGTTCAAATAGTTCTTCAACATCTCTACCGTAATTAGCTTGTACATCTTGATAAGTTACTAAACCAGACTGCATACCATTTATAGATGCATTCATCTCTTTTTGAGGATCAACCCACTGGAATGATCTACCAATAAATATTGTATTATCTGCAAACTTATCATACTTGCTCATTGGTAAAGGTATATTATTTGCAGGATTCATTACGATAGCTCCTGTTGATATAGACATTTCTAACCATTTTTCAAATACAGGCCTCATGAAATGATCAATTACAAACTTTTGATATACTTTATACATTTCTCTATCTTCAAGAGCACCAGCTCTTAATGAACTGTAATTAACTGAGCTTAAGTCATTAGTTAATGCATGATAAGAAATATTTAAACCAGACGCTACACTTCTTAATACACTAGTTGTAAATGAAGAAAATGCTGTGCTTGGGTGATCAGGATCAAATGATTTAAAATCCATACCAGCAGGAAGTTGCTCAAAAGAACCTGCTTGAGCTTCCATAATAGGAGTAAATGTATCTTCTAAATCATCACCTACATATCCATCACCATCTGGTGAAGTGAAGAACCCCATTTTAGAGGCAGATACACGAGCTGCTGTTATCTCTGCTTCTAAATAACCGTTAAGCATTTTTATGTTTGGCATAGCTGCAGCTGTAAAAGGAACACCTCTATTTTGTTCAGCTCTACTTGGTAAATAAGCATGAATAATTTCATTTGCAGGAACTCTTATATGTTCCTTAGGTGACATATAAGTATTATCATAAGGATGGTTTTTAAATAACCAATAAGCAACAGGTTTATCGTTTTTGTCAACTTCAACGCCCATTTTAATTCTATTTTTTGTTTTAGGATTTACTTCATTTTTTGTTTCATCTAAATGATCAGCTTCTAAAAACTGTAGTTTATATCCATATTTAGAATCTCTTGTTTGTACATGTCTTATTAAAACCTCACCATCTCTTGCTAAACATTCAACAAATAACTTTTGACAATCAATAAAAGATTGTCTACCATTTAAAGTACAGTTACCCATTTTTGACCATTTTATAAATTCAGTCTCTATAACTCTATTACCTATAATATCTAATGATCCGTCTGTATTTCTTGCTTTAACACCTAATCTAATTCCATTAGAACCAATAATGTTTGAAACCATAAGATTTAGATATCTAGCAACAAAAGAATCATTTCTTGCTAAATCTCTACTTCTTTCTCTTAGTATTCTTAGTTGATTTTTAATTTCAGCATCAGCTGAAGTACTTGAAGCTCTGAAGTCTTCAAATAGTCTACCTGTACTTGCTCCTGCGTATTTTCTATACATTGGCGCTTTACGTACTTTCTTATTACTTCTTCCTATTATTTTGTCATACCAAGCCATATTTAAAACCTAATTTTGATTGTATTACCGGAATCTTTATTATTTTTGATTCTTGCTTTTTTAACTTCTTTTAAATATTCAGCTTTATATCTATCTCTAAACTGCAATAATTCATCTATAGTTAATCTTGACAATGATCTGCCAGCAATACTCATTGAACTTTGATCCATTGTCGCTCTATTTTCTATAACAGCCTCAATAGCATCAAGCACTTTTTTTGCATGTGATCTAACAGAAGTTGTGACTGTTGCGTAATTTTCTTGAATTTCTGTAAAACCTTCAGATAGCTTAATTCTTGCAGAATCAGAAGATCTTGTTATATACGCAATCCAGTTATATTCACCAGCCGCGTATGATGTAGTATTACTAACTTCAATAATATATTCATCATTAGATTCTGTAGCAGTTAATGAAAAATTAGATGCAGTTGAACCATCAACTAAATTGAATTCATAAGATAAAGCATAAGATGCAGTTGGGTAGTCGGTGGATAAGTCTGTTCTCTTCCACGCCCAAAAATCTCCTAACTGCAACTCATTAGGTTCTGTGTCTAGATAGTTAGTACTATCGAATTTATTGGCCATAAATAAATAATAGTTTTTTTGATTATACTATTATTTATATCATGAAATACCTCGATTTGTAATTATTTTCAGAAAGATTATTTTACCTTTAAAACCCATAAACAGTTTCTACTTTCAGCTGGAAACATAGGAGCCATTAAATTACTTAGTATATTTGTATCAAAATATTCACTTACAGTTTCAAAATATTGCTTTTGCCAATCATTCATTAAAGGTTTATAATCTCTAATTGATGCAAATGTTCCATATTTATTTTCAATAGTAAAATATCTTTCTAATATATCTTGTAATTCAAAATGATCAAACTCACATATCTCACCATTAATAATATGATTAGAAGCAGCTCCTACTTGTTCATCATAATTAGGTGTTGATAATAAAATGGTTGTATCTTCATTAGCGAACTTACACATATTTTCTAGAAATATATCTGCATTCTTTTTACCAATATGTTCTATTACTTCAAAACTACAAATTAAATCATAAGTTTCGCCTGTAGGTTCTATGTTTGAACATAAATCTAATTGTTCAAATGATGCCCATTCAACATTTTCATATTTTTCATTAGCATCATTCATTGTTTTTTCTCTTACATCAACACCTAAATACTTTTCGCATTTAAATCTATTTCTGTAAAATACTTCTAAACAGCTACCTGTTCCACAGCCCCAATCTAAAACTTTCATTCCTATCTTTGCACGTTTTAAAACATGAGTCCACCTAAGATAATGTGCAAATTGATCGCGATGATAAATATGTCGCTCCATTGCAGTATCTGGGTTTAATTGTGTTGTGTTATATTTTTTCATAGTATACTCCTTGTTGTGAAAAAATCTGATCAGCAAGATTACAACTATCTTGCCAACGTTGATTTGATTTATCTGATATTTGAGCGATCACCGCTTTTACTCCTACTTGACACAAACCTTTTGCGCATTCATGACAAGCATGTAAACCATAAATAAAGATTGTAGAACCTTCTAACGATACACCATTTAATGTTGCATGATAAATACAATTCATTTCTGCATGTATCGTGTATTTGTATTTTTGTTCTCTATCTTCATATAAAGCTAGTTTATCTGGAAACTTTCTTGGGAAACCATTGTAACCTTGAGATAATACTTGACCCTCATTACCAATAGCGACAGCTCCAACTTGTGTAGAAGGATCTTTACTCCAAGTAGATATTTCTTTTGCAAGATTTAAATATCTATTTTTCCAAATGTTTGAAATGTTTTTCATAAATATGTAAGTTTTGTACTTGCCAATGAATAACTCCTGAATCATAACCTAAGTCGTTGCTTAACTTATCTAGAATATATTTATGCCAAGCATAATCGTTTTTATAACCATAAACAGCATCATTAGACCTCATCTGCACCACACAATCAACCTTCTGAGATAAGGAGTTAATGTAAAAGCTAACCGCGTTAGTGCAGATAAAATCGTTCTTGCCGTTATCTTGATATTCTTCCCATATACTAGGTCTTGTATAAACCATAGTTGCTCTCCTTGAATTACTGTTACGTTGTAATTCCTCTTTAGCATTTACATATTGGCTATAGTATATTGGGGAATATATCAATCTTCCGTAATTTGAATTGATTTCTCCATTATTATCTGCTGTATATTTCCATGCAGCAGGAGTTGGATCATAATCTATATCATGTATATTAGTTGATCCTAATTTGTACCAGTTTATTTCTGCATCAATATAATCTTGGTTGACTTCACCAAATATAGTAGGTTCATCTGCTATAAAGCTAGCTCCTAATATTTGTATTGTTTTACAACCTGTTTTATCAGTAATAAATTGCTCTTTGTCATACATTGTTTGCAATGTATTGCGAATATCTGATACATTCATTTTTTCTTTTTTTCTTTTAAATATGCACCATAAAAACTTGCATAGTTAATTAAATCTAAAACTGAATCGTAAGCAGATTCAAAATTAGCTGTTTTACTTTCAAAAGCTAAAGATTCTAATCGTTTAACTTTAGTATGTATCATAGTTAAATAAGATGCATCATTGTATGGAAAGTATTCTTTCTTTGATTCTGAACCTTTTGATTTATAATCTTCGCCTTTTAATTCTTGTAAAGCTGCTGCTTCACTTAATACTGAATGCATAATTTACTCCTTATCTAAAAAATTTAATTTACCAATATTATCATAATGCTGTGGTGATTGCCAACCGTCTGGTTTTACAAGATCAGGTAATCCCAATGGATTTGGTCTTGTATCTTTTATACCAATCTCTTTTTGCATATTTGCATGATGTACACGTTTCCATGCTTTTTTAATATCTACATCAAATGCATCTAATGAACCTAATGCAATTACAATAATATCTATGAAAGCATCTACTACTTCATCTGGTTCTTCGTATTTAATAGCTTGAAATAATTCATTAAGTTCTTCTTGTACAAATTTTGCTCTAAATTCAAGATAATGTAATTTTTCATTATCTGATGCTTTACTAATAAACTTATTAATTTGATATAGTTTATTAAGTTTTTTAATATCACCTATCATGCTATTTCTAATTTAAATGGATTTTCAATACAGTCTTCTAAGTCATACTTGTTTAAACAAACATCTAAATTTTCATCATAAATCCAATATGAAAAAATATAACTAGGTAATTGCTTGTCTAAAAGATGTAAACTGTTAGGATCAATTACAATAACTTGCTTTTGCTTATCAATTCTGTAATTACAACCTTTAAGGTTTGCTTCACTACGATCAAAGAAAACAATGTTGTCTTGTTTAAATTTTTTATTATATATATTACTCATCTTATTAACTCCTTATTTTTATTTAAGATAGTTCTATTCTACCAAGATAATATACCTTTGTATACACTTTTATATGATTACTTCCAACTATTAATCCAACCAGTTTGTCTTGGTCTTCTTTTATTAACATCTTTACCATGTTCTTTTTGTGTTGATTTGTTTTGTTTAATTAGTGCTTCAATACGATCATAGTTAGGTTGCAATATATAAACTGCTGCGAATGCATAAACTAAAGTATCTAATGCTTCATTGTTTCTTGTTTTCTTAACCCATTGAAACTTTTTAGCTCCTTTAACATATTTAACAACTCTTTTTTCTGATGTTAATTGTTTAAAGTATTCTTCATCTACTGTAGCAGGAAAATGTATTGTCGCATTTTCTGCTTTTATTCTTGAGTAAATAACTTCTTTAGCTGTATCTGTTCCTACAGGATATAAAACATGTCTTGATCTTCCAACAAATGATGGTCTTCCTGCTATTGGTTTTTGTGTTTGTGAAGAACCTTTTATTGCAAAAATCTTACGATGTATTCTTTTTGACGTATAAGCATACACTTGCTGAGTATGATGACCACCTGAATCGATACATGTTGAAACTATTTTTAAAACTTTATCATCTTCTCTTGTAAATGAATTAAGTAAATACTGATCTAAGTCTCTCCATACATGTGTAGAAGAAGGATCACCAAATATAACTTTGTAATCTATAATCCAACATTCATTGTTGTGGGACCAACCTACAACTTGAGCTTCTAAACGATCACCCTGTACGTCAACACCACAAGTTAACAACAGTACTTCATTTGGTACAGTCTCATGATCATAAGTTTCACGTTTATCTAATAAGCCACCATATTCAATACTTTCACCAGGATCATCAAATGTTCTACCTAAAGCAGTATTTACCCAAGTCTTAAGCATTTCAGGTTGGTTTTTAACAGAGTAAAAATCTACAGCCATATCTACCCAAGTTCTCCAAGGGCTGTAAAGCTCAGAAATATGAAAGCCTGCTACTTTTTTTGTTTCATTCTCTGCAATCCATTGTCCGTTTTGTAACATCCACATCTTTTTAGATTCAGGTATTACTGTTTCACAATGTTTGCATGTATATTCTGCAGTTTCTGGTTTAGATTTTTCCCAATGTATTTGTTCCCATTCTAAAACTTGCAATGTAGCACAATGAGGGCAAGGTACATGATAATAACGCTTGTCTGATTCTTCAAAAGCTACTTCTATACGTGATAAACCTTTAATTGTAGGAGTAGATGTGATAAATACTTTTCTATTCCAAAAAGTAGTTGTACGTTTTACAGCTAGATTAATAGGATCACCTTCTGCTCCTGCTGATGTTTCATATCTATCAACCTCATCGCATAAAAGTATACGTATTGGTCTAGAAGCTAGTCCTGCAGGTGAATTTGAACCTACAATGTTAATATTTCCGCCAGGAAACTTTTTAGAAAGAACAGTATTACCGGAATCTCTACTTTTAGGGTCTTTTACTTTAGTTCTTAACCTTTCTGAATCACGAATCATATTCGCTAATCTATCTTTTGACCATGCTTGAGCCATAGCTAATGTTGGTTGCAATACTAATGTTGGAGATGGATCTTGATCAATAAAGTAACCTACTATGTTATTCAGTATCTCAGTAGCTCCAACTTGAGCAGATTTCATAAAAACTATAGTATTTATTCTATGATCGTTAGCAGCATCCATGATTTCTTTCTGATATGGTGCTCTATCTGTCTTCCATTGACCTGCTTCTGATGAAGATTCAGCCGATAATACCCTATATTGATCAGACCATTCAGAAACAGTTAGATCAGGTGGTGGATTCCATATCTTTTTCGTTGACGAGAGTACTTTCTCTATATTCTTGCGGTATTGGGTCATTTGCTAGTTCCTCTAATGCCTCATATATTGCTTGTTTAATTATTTTCTCAACTTCTGCAAAATCTTCTGATGCTAATACTAAATGTGCAACCTTATTTGGTATAGTTAGCATCTTTCCTCTGCAATTTGATGTGTAATTGATCCAAGTTTCTTCAACTTGATCAGTAGGAATCAATTTTCCCTCTAAAACTGCTACATCTAGTTGAGCTTTATCAGCTTGCGCTTTAGTTAGACGTGTTTTTTCCTCAGTTATGTCACCTGTTCCATCTTTTGATGTATATCTACCTTGTTTTTGCAAATATGCTATGTAAGAACGCCTACAATGGTCCATATCTAATGGATTTGCACCTAATTTAGCCTGAAATACATCATTATTGATCAATTTACCAACATTTTGCACAGTCATGAACAGATGTTCTGCTACTTCTTTTCTAGTTGCCATTGTTTAATATTAAACTGGATATATGGGACCTACGTCTAGAAACAAAGTGTGTCCTCTTCC